ATCTCATAAGACATAGCATTGGTCAACTCAGCGTCAACGTCAATACCATTCATGTTCTTAAGATCCTGCTCTAACTCAACCGACCAACGAGCACCTAACCTACGAGTACCAGCTTCAACAGCTGTCTTTTCGAAGCTAAGCTCAACAGTTGGCATGTTATCCTTAGTAGCATCAAGCTCGAAAGCAGATAACGCAGCGGCAAAGCCAGCATCAGATGCATCAAGACTACCAGATAACCAGTGATTAGCACCAATACCATCATCACCACCGTGATTGTCATTTGTACCAATCTTAAGATCACTAGACAAACTAGTGTTTAATGATCCTGTGAAACCAGTAGCGAGATGGTTATGACCAAGCTCAGCAGTGCCTTGTCCACCAAGAGCAGCTGATTTACCAGCAGGTGGGTTGGCGTTAATACCAGAACCAACTTTATCACCAACAATAGCATCTCCTTCGAGATCCTTGGCAGCGTACTTATAGCGAAGAGCAAATGCGAGACCAACCGGGCCACTCATTGGCTGAACACCAACGATTTCGTTAGTGATCAACTCAGGGAATGTACGGCGAATCATCGGAATAAGAATCTTCGGCAGACGAGCGTCACCACTAGCGTAACTGTCTGAGTCATTATAACCACCTTGGCCTTGAGGACCACCAGTAGTCGCGATACCAGAACCAAAGGCACCAGTAGTTTTACCGGCAATATTACCGGATTCCTTTAAACACCATTCTTCTTGGTTCTCAAGGAGGATGGCGGTGTTCAGACGCGTAGCAGCGTCATCAATTGCATTAACTTTGTCGGAGGTATAGTCCAGAACTGGACTCCACTTCTCCAACAAGGATTGTGCACGATTACTATCAATGTAATCTGTATTAGGACGAGTTGTTGTTTCGTTCATATTTTTTTATCCTTTATTTTAGTTTTGTTTTTCCATTGTATTGGAGAATCAGGTAGTAATATACCTCAACAGTTATAGATTACTTTACAGTCTCATTGCAGCTAATTCAGCAGCATAAAGTTCGGTCGCTGACTTAGGAGTAGATGAGCTCTCTTCTACAACTACTTCTGCTTCCTGCGCTTTACACTCTTTAGTAGCCTCTTCTTTAAGAACTTGAAGAGCTTCTTCAGTCTTCTTATCGAACATTGTTACTGTGTAATCAAAATTTTCTTCGATGAAAGCTAATTCTTTGTCAGCAAATGTTTTACGAACAAATTTTGCTTTCTTTTCGTCAAAGCCAGCGAGTTTCTTTTCTAAGAATAACTCTTTCTGTGCACCCTCTAATTGAATCTTAAGATCAGAATTATATTCAGTCATTTCAGCAAGACTCTTTTTAGATTCTTCAATTGTAGCTTTACCGTCTTTTACAGCTTCGCGGATGGATTCATTAGCAAGTACCATATCAACTGATAACATTTTGCGAATTTCTGAAAGAACGTCAAACGCACGACGATTTTTAGTAGCTTCTTCGATGGTCTCTGTAGGTAGGGTGTCTGTAATATATGAGTCAAGATAATCAGATACAGATTCAACCATGGTTTCTTTTAAGCCACTTGCTTCTTCAGCAATCGCAGTCTGATACTTACGAATAACATTCTTAAGTTTACGTGTACGGTCTGTATCAACTGCTTCAACAACTTTTTCGAGTTTCTTCGCGTGATCTTTGTCGATTGCTTCAAGCAGCTCTTCTAGCTTCTTAGAATGCTCATCGTCCTGAACCTGCAATGCAGCTTCAGTGGCGAGCTCAGCGCGCTCAGTTGCTTTTTTCTCTACAGCTTCGTTAAAAACTGTCTCGATAGTTTCAAGACTTTCCTCTGTGAGAACGTCTTTCCCTACTTCTTTTAATAAATCAGTTATCTTGCTCATGATTAAAATAAATCCTTTTTCTTTGCGTTAGTGATTCTTTCTTTTATTTTAGCGTCTGTGACGCTTTTTAAATTCTTATGCGCACTAGCATAATTTTTATCGATAATATTAGCGATAAAAGATCTGATCTGTTGTTTTTGATCCATCATAATTATTTATCTTATCCTAACGTCTTTTTTAAATATTTCTAATGAAAGCAATGATTTTTTCTGTTAGATAATCATTAACATCATTGCGCGGTAGTTTGTTTAAACTCTCTTCGAACCTATCATAATGTTCTTCAAACGAACCGTCTTTATTTAGAATCCATTGTTTAGATTCTAAAATACCATTTACAAATGCATCTGAATAGGATGGGTCAGCAACACAATCAATAGCAACAAGTTTCATCTCACTAACTTTACCAACCTCTCCTTGTTGATCAATCTTACCTAATGCTCTTGAGGACATACCTACTCTTACACCATCAGTAACAAGCTTTCGAACAATCTCACCACATGGTGTTTGTAAAACTTTGCTTTTACCAATAAACGTACTACCATCTTGAGTCATTTCAGTTACAATATGACAAGCTCTTTCTAAATCTACTTCAGCAGTAGTAGGGTGATTTAACTCTCCCATGGCGCGATCTGCATTGATCATTTCTTTTTCATACCGCGCTACCTCTTCAATCATATTATCAAGATCATATACGCGATTGTTTTTGTTAACACCATCTGCCATCATATACGGTCCTTTGATATACAACCGTGGAGCTTCTTTAGTATTCTTCTCTTCGAGAATATATTCAAACTCTTGAGGGTCAGTTTTTTCGATTAAAAGTTTAAATGACATATGCCTTATAAAATATTTATTATCTCTTTGCGCTTTTTCCGCTAAATAATTCCTTTTCAGTTAATATAAGGAACTTGTACCCATGATCATCCGCCCATTGCTTAGCGGCTCTCCATTTCGCTTGATTAACATCATACGTAGCTTGCTCATGTAAAAACGTACTTTGTTTCTTACGACCTCTCATAACTGGCTTTTGAGTTTGAGTAAAAGGTTTAATTTCTACTAAGTATTTTACATTCTTACCTCGCTGATTTAACACTAAACTATTATCAACGAAGTATCTATGTGTCTTAGTATCAAGAGGGCTAATATATGGGACAACTATACCTTCACTAGTCCACTCTAAAACATTATTATTATAGTCGCACCAGCGAAAAAAATGTAGTTCCCACGAACTACGATAGACAGGATATTTTTTACCTTTAAATTTTTGTCGATAAATAGGTCTGTATACACCCTTTTTAAAATCACCTTTTTTGTGTATGCTCATTAACCTACAAAAAACATTGGAGGAGCAGCATCACCAAAACCTGGAGACGCACCTGTAGTTAACATTGTTTCTAATTCTTTCTTTTCTTGTAGACCTTCTTGTAAGATGGATGTATCTAAACTCGTACCCCCGAACAACTGCGCATTACCGAACTTACCTCGAACACGCCCGAGAGTTATTTTTGTTAAGGCTAAAGCATATTGATACACCCAAGGTTCTTTAATTAGAAAACGGATTGGCTTTTCTACATAACAACTAACGCAACCATAAAATCGTTCTTTTTCTTTCGGTTCTGGTATTAATAATAAATGTTGTGTGCGTTCATCAAACTTAAAGTAACGCTTTGTAGAAAGCATTTTCTCTCTTGTCTCTAACCATTGCTTTAATACATACCAGCTTATCAAGTCAAAACCATAATTACCCATTGCATAACTAAAATAAGTTTGTTGCGCTAAAGTTTGTTCGATAGTGAATAATGTATTTAAACTACTACTTGCAGACTCTTCATGACTATATACATCTATTACTTTACGTTTTTGTTTTGTAAGATCATCAAAATTACCGATAATAGGTCTTTGACTAGTTAATGTCTCAGTTGTAGTTGCGTCAGTTGAAACAGCATTACGGTTAGCGTTAATTGTACCTGCCTTAGTCATCTCACTACCAAGTACAATACCTACAGATACATTATTCGTAAAACTACCACCTACTTGTTCGCTAGTAGTACCTGGAATTGCACTAACATCAAAAATTTCAGTAGACGTAGTAAAGACATCACCATATTGAGTTAAGCTTACATCAGCAGATTCACTATCTGTATCATCTGATGCTAACGCGACAATTAACGCTTTAGAAACTTGTACATTAGAATCGTTTAATGTAATTGTAAATGTATACTCTGATGGATCAACAGCAGTATCCGCAACGTTAAACTCGAACAATGATATAAATGTACCTTCACTATTCGCTTCAAAATTCTTTGCAGTTGTTGTTGCTACGTTTGTTGAAGTAGTTGTAGTTACTTCTATAGTAGATTCATATGTAGCGGTAAGCTCTGGTGTGAGAGTTAAAAGCTCAGCCATATCTAAGCCTTTACCACGGGTGTACTTATCACTATCAAATACTAAATGCTCTTCAGTATACCCAGCATACTTACTAAACATTTCTAATGAGAGAGCTATATTAGTAAATATTTGGTTACCATGTAACTCAAGATTAACTATTGGATATCCAAGCGCGTATGTGATTCTGTCTGCTAATCTTTCATAACCATTAACAGCATTAGCAAGATAGGTAGAATATAAATGACTACCAGCGCTTAAGTAATTGTCTGACCATGTATCCGTTGCCACATAATTATTTATGTTGGCAACGCTGAAGTTTCACCCCCTGGAGTAGGGGTTGGTGTAGGAGCTGCAGCATCTCCTCCTGCGTCTCCTGCATCTCCAGTGTCAGGAGGTGTGCCAGGTCCTAAGTCAGGAGGTGTATCATCACCACCAGCTGGTGCAGCTGCACCACCCATAGGCGGTGGAGCCGCGCCTCCTCCAGCTGCCCAATCAGCACCACCACCACGGATTTGTTCTAATTCATGCTGTAAAGCAGCATCCTTACGTAACCACTCTCTATTAGCTTTTATCTGCTCATCAGTCCAACCAAGATATTCTTTTTGACTGTAACCTTGAGAGATAGATTCGTTAGCAGCTATATTTGTAAAGTTGTTCAATTTAAGATCGAGAATTTGTTGTCTTCGTAATTCAAAATAATTACGCGGCGGAGTAAATTGTAAGTCAAATGAATTCTCACGCATGTCGTATTGCTTCCACACATCGCGTAATTTTAAATGTGTAACAAAGGCATCCTTAATACCTAATGCGAATTGAGACTGTAATCTAACAATAAAGTTAGCAAACTTTAACTCTTCTCTCAAGACGTTTGCATCAGCACTATATTGTGAATTCTCTGTATCGACTCTGTTAGTAGGTACCTTAAGAGCTTTATATAATTTTTTGACAAAATATACCAAGTCTTGTAACTCTCCTAAATTCTGTCCTCCAGGTAATGTATTTACCTCCGTACCTGTACTTCCCTCTCTTTTTGGAAACCAATATGCGTCAAGTATAGATTGTGGGTTAAAGGAATTTACTCTCTTATCCTCATCTAAGCTGAACGCCTTTTTACTCCAATAGTTTTGCATAAGCTTTCTTAAATAAGCTTCTGCTTTAGGTGGGCTCATGTTACCTACATCAACATTAAAGATTAATCTTTCTGGCGCTCTTACTAACCGATATATAATAATAGAATCTTCAATTAAGGATAACTGTCTGTAAGCTCTTCTTGCGTTCTCAATAAATGGTATTCTAAAAGTTTTATTTTCATTCCATGTACCAGAGTTAATATATGTAATCTGATTTTTTTCCATAGGAATAAAATCTTTATCTTGCATTGAAGTAAACTGTTCGTCTTCTTCTTTATGGTGTTTGGCTTTACGTAATAAGAAAGCTTTAACGTGCATGTTTTGATAATTATCATACACAGGGTCAATTGCTTGTGTCGGTACGTTAATAACTCCTAAAATACCTTCTTTGACATGCTTCTCGTGAATTACATTTTCAAAATATAATTCACCATCAACTAATAATGACCTAACATACTCCCATGCCTTTTCTTTAAAGTCAAACAGATTAATAAATTTGTTAAATTCTTTATTTATACTTTTTGAAACTAGCGGATCGAATTCTTTTTCATCTCGAATTTTAAGAGAAATCATTTGACCGTGATCGTCTTCGTTTAAAAACTCATCACATATTTCATCTAATGCATCAGCAACCTCTGCAAATTGAGCCATTACTCTATAATCTCTTAATCGACGATACTTATCAACGTCGAGAGTTGCGTACATTAATTCATTATATGCTTTATCAGCTAAAAATGAACCAACAGGGTGAGCTGACTCAGGGAGCTTAGGAGCAATAACTGAATGACCAGCAAGTAATTCTTTTCGTACAGTACCTGCTTTATAAAATTCTTTGAACTTAGGGTTCTGTTGCGCTACATCATCTATAATAGCTGCTGGTGATCTGTATGGGAGGTTATTAGAGATAAACTTCTGTAAACCTCTACCAAATGTTCCTTGTTTTCCGTCGTCTGCCATATTAATTTATTGTTATACCTGTCGTACCAACGTCTGTACCAAAAATACCATAACCTGCAGGATTAATAGCTATAATATCAACTTCCCCTGTTGCGGTCACAGTCGGGAATGTAACAGACATTGTATTGTAATTATTTAGTATATAGTTAGTAGTAGGAAACCCACTTACTTCTGGATAATCTGCAGATAGAGTTGATATATTATTAAAATTATAAGCACTGACTGCGCCAAACCCAGAAAACAAAGGACTATTACTCGTACAACTTAACATTACATAAGTTACAGAATCCAACCCGTAACCTTCAAAGGTTTTTATTGCTGAAAAATTATTAGTTAAAGTAAAATACCTATCTCCAGTGAACTGCGGTCGTGCAGATAACTCTCTCGCATCAAAATTACCACTAAAAGAAGTAACTGACGTAAGCGTAGAATCTAATTTAATGAACTTACTCATAATTAAAAGCACTAACAGGGACAAATCGCTGATCGATAGTGAATATATTTTTTGTATCTTCCTCAGGCGGTCCTTTGAATAACCAACCTTTGATAGTAAAATCAGTACTAGCTATAATACGCGCTGGTTGTGTACCAGTAACTTCAATAGGATAATCTAGACTAATATCTCCAGACCACATTACCTCAGACCTTATTTCATAGTTACTAGCTAAATTTTGGGATGTTGGTATTTTCCAGCTAATAACAATATATGGATTATTATATGGGGCGAAGTTACTAATAATCTGATCCATATCAGTTTGAAACTTTGTCATTATAGACATTTTAATACCAACGTTAACTGGGAGTGGTGTTTTTAAATGGTCAGAATCAAGAGCACCAGCGCTCACAGATGGGGCTTTTGTATAATAAAAACCAGGTATCTTATTAAAAACTCGATCTGGGTCTCTATTAATAGATGTATAATGAACTGCTACAACGGGCAGCTTCAAGGATGATGCTTTATTAATTACATCGTGTATCGCTCTTTCTTTCGGACCATAATAAAAACTAACTGCAAGCTGGTCGACTACGCTCTTGTCTCTATTATATCTATTGACAACAATACTATTGAAGGCAGAAATAAACTGCCTTATCATGTCTTTTAACTCAAAACCATAGTATTGATTTTTCATTATAAATATTTAATCGCGAAACCGGTCTGTAAAATATTTAGGTAATAACTCACTATAGTTTTGCTCGTTAATTAGCCTTAATATATGACCACCATCAATAATATATGTAGTAGATATATCGTTCACATCTCTTGTACATCGTCCACATTGCTGGATGAGAGTAGAAAACATTTTATTATTATACCACTTACCAGCTAACTCATTCATAGCTTTAACACGCGGTGAATTTAGATCAGGCCATGGTGTCTTTACTACAATACAGAATGTGCCTAAGTCTCCTTTCAGATCTACACCAAAGCTCATAGACGGGCTCACCAATACTGTAGGATCCTTTCTACGAACATGTTCTTCTAATATATCTTTATTAGTCGCTTCTCCTCTTATCCTATACAACAATCTCTTATCAGTCATTCTATCATATAGCTTACTTGTGATATCATTAGATTGAGTATGTATCATACCCTTATCATGTTTATGAAGATCGAGAATATAGTTAATACGTTTAACTACTGTAGGCATCAGGGATTCAATATTTTTTCTATTAATAGAAAGTGGCATCAATCTTATAGGCGATTTTTTTGAATCAAAGCTTGACGGTAAATCTATAAATGTATAATTATCTTGCTCCACACCTAGCGATATCATATAGCGTTTATAATCCACAAACGTAGCTGACAATAGCAAAACCTTATCTGCATACCTAAATAAGTGTTGCGCTAATACATCAACCTTAAGAGGAATTAATTTTATACACGATCTACCATTATCTTCATCTTTATTAATAATGTAATTGGATTGGGACCATGTTTCTACGACAAGTTTAAGCGAGTTTTTGAGATCGCCTAAAAATTTATAACTCTGCCTAGTTGAATCTTTGACAGTGGGAACAATGTCCTTCTGATTGTTTTCATGTGTGGTAATAATCTTGCGCGCTTGATCGTACTTTATTTTAACATCCTCATACAAATCAAATAACCGGGCTTTGAATACTTTTCTATTATCTGTATATCGGATAGAAAGATCATGCTTACGTAATTTACCATGCTCTAGAGTACAACTAAACCTACTTACGATAACATCCTCTAACTCGGATGCTTCGTCACAAATTATTATTTCTCTATTCTTAAGATGATCTGGTTTGTGAAAAAAGCTAGAATAATTCTCAATACTTATTTTTGAGCTAATTGATTTGTTTCTTTGCTCATAATAATCACACTGCTTACAATCCCAACAGGATCGTTTTACGTTAGTGCTCACCGCACACGGAGCATTATCAGCTGTATCTCTATTATTTAAATTACATATGTAGGAGTTTTTACCTTTTAATGACTCTATATCTTTAAAGTCTCTTTCATATTGATCTTGTAGATTTTTTGTAGTGGTTAAGATAGAAGCTCCGTAACCCTTTTCATTAAAATCATCTGCATATTCATAATCAAATTCCCCGTTTGACCATTTTACATTATATGCAGAGTAATCATTTATACGGTCGCGTAATACTTGAGGGATCGGTGAGGTACTATTAGCTACTGCTTTAGCTATATAGCTCTTACCACAACCTGTCGGTCCTTGAACAACAACAAACTTAACACCATTATTGAACGCTTCATCAATTCTTTCTAGTGCGAGCTTTTGATTGACGTTAGGAGTAAAGCCTTTAGGGAAATGTCTCACCATATACGCACATTATAACTTTTCTATAGAAAGAAGCAAGTCATTATATTTGTTGCGTTTATTGGTGATTAATCTATTGCACTGTGGTCGCCAAATAATATCATCTTGGTGGATATGGATTAAACGGTAATCGAAGAAAAGAGTTCCCTTTTCTTTAAAAATATTATATGGGTATAATATTTCTAATTTTTTTCCGTTATCAAAAATTAATTTAATATTAAAGTCTTTTATTTCGAATAATTGTACCACACCAATCCCTAATTGTCTCTTCTTCGAGACAATTCTTACATTAGACTGTAAAAGAGATTTTAATGTATTTTCAACTACGTCGTACGTCATGTATTCATAAAATTAATTTTTTCATCAGCTGTCATAGGAGCGATTTTTTCATTTAAATAACTCCAAAAGCTTTGATCAGCTTCTAACGTACTTACTAAATCAACTGTATCGCAATTGATAGTACGAAAGTCTTGCATTAATATGTCCCATGTAATGATTAAATTTTCTTGATTAGGATTATATTTCGGAGCACGAATAGGTGGTGCATAATTTAGTACGGTACGTCCTTCAACTGAGTTTAGTAATTGTACATTGTTAGTACATAACATACGCCGTGTTGCTGGACGACCAGGCTTAATATTTCGTCTAGTAAATTTAACCTCACAAACCTTACTAAGTAAGATTGATTTCAGATTACTCAGACCTATTATCATCTTCTTTTAACTCTTCACATATACCGAAAAAGCGCTGCTCATTTAAAAACAAACAATTCCTCAAAGGCAGGTCATAACCAGTAACTGTCAAATTATCGACTTTAATTCCTTTATCGTCAGGGAAGCAAACAATGTCACCTGGTTTAGCGAACTTACACATAGGTCCAGCTAAAACGACGCGAGCCATTCTCCATGTTCTCTGTACTTGTGATAATGGAATGAAAATTTCTCCGCGCTTAACAGCAGTACCATCTTCAGTTAGGTCGACATATTGCGCTAAAACAATATCATCCATAACCTGACTCAAACTATAACCATGTAGACTAAAACTATCGGTGTTCTGATATGTGTCAAAATCAATTAAGCTACGTTTTGCTGAATGGTCGAACCCGTCGCGTTGGCTGTCAGTTAAATTCATTTTATCTAACTGCGCGTCATATGCTTTTTGTTGCTTACTATTCATACTTTGGAATATTTACATCAAATTGTTCCGAATACAATCGTACCTCTCTTGAAGATAAATTATATTTTTTTGCAATTGTTTCAAAATTATTTTCTGTCTTTTTTTTCTTCTTCGCGTATCTTATAAACTTACGTTTAGACTTAGGTATTAAATGAAATAAAAATTTGTAATGCTCTAAAGGATTATATACAAGCCCATATTTGTTGACGGTGTCATTAACCAAATGAGCAGTTTTAGAGTTAACAAAAGTAAGATACCTATTCGTAATATACGGAGAATATAATTTACGATCGGCAATATTGATATCGACAATGTGAGAATCAAAAGCAATATTATTAATGATGTCAAAGACATTGTTAATTGTTTTTGGCATAGTATCTATTGTGAGCGTCGGTAATTATTTTTTTAGTACGGGATTTAGACAACCACCCGTCTATCTCAACTACTTTATCTTCAAGATCTTTATAATGAGAGAAGAAATTAAGAGTAGTACTAACCCAGTGTGGTTCAAGATCCTTTAATGTGCGGTATTCCTTGACATGACTTACAGGTACAGCTACGACTTTATAGTCTTTATCTCCATTATCGGTCATATCTAACGTCGCGATTGGCCTGACTTCAACCAATGCACCTGTTTGTATAGGTATATTGTTATAAACAATAATATCTAAAGGGTCGTTATCAAGTGCATGCGTTTGAGGTATGAAGCCATACGACGCTGTATATATCATTGAGCTATACAAGCATCTTGCAAGTTGAAATATGTCGAGCTCTTCGTTATATTCATATTTTGCGCTCGTTCCTTTCGGTATCTCAATAATACAATTTATAGTATCGGGAAATTTATTTCCGATTGGTATTCTCTCTACTAAATTCATGACAGTCTAAAACCCTTATAGTGAATTCATCAAAGTTTTGCGAAAAAAATTTGGACATAGAACTCGACCTCATAATGTCAGTTTTGTAGTTGCGATAAACGCGTCATCCACCATGGAATAGTAGGTATCTACCACGATTTTCATGAATTCTTCCACCTGATTATCGGTTAAATTCGTGGAAAATGCAAAGGA